TCAATTTTCATAATATAAAGTATAATTTATTTTAAGGATTTGTCAATACTTCAATCTCATAGTGAGTATACGCAAATGTAACAGTAGCGATTACAGCATCTGTATCAGTTAACGCACTGTCGAAATCAATTCCAGATAGAAATGTGGGATACATGTCCATGTATTTTACACGAACAATTGGTTTATATTTGCTGTCGGTGACTAAAAGAAGACCAGTTGCTACCTTTTGATGTTCAGCAACCACCTCTCCTGCTCTACCATAAGAGACACCAAGATCTCTCATCCATTGATACATTTCAATCCAATTTGTCATGTCCTCATTTACAATGAATCCAACCTGTAAATCTTCGTATGTGTATGCAGTGCCTGGTCTACGAATTGGTATACCCGTTGGATTTGACTGTATAGAGGTTCCGAAACTGACCGAGGGTATGTTGGCACGCTGGCAGAAGTAGGTCACAGTGGGGCATCTACTAATTTTCAATTGAAACTTGTTGTTTGTCAGAAAATTAGTATTATTGGGTACTGATGGATTTGTTGTATAAATGTCACCAGGAACAAGAGTTCCAAGTTTATCTATTATATCTTGTTTTGTTTGAAATTCTGATAGACCCATGTGATTATTTATAAAAGAAAACCCACGGGTTTCCCCGTGGGTTTCGTATTCAGACCAGTCTATTTCTTAGATATATCCACCAGTTTGACCGTGGAGATTCTTGACTGCAAAGAGACGGTAGTATGCGTTGCTGTCCTTATCAAGACCTTCTGCATCGGTGCTGATTGCATCACGACCCTTACCGAAGGGATTGGCGACAAGACCGTAACGAGTCTTGAAACCGATCTTGGGTTGGAAGGTATCTTGACCAACTGCGCGTACCATTTGTAGAGGTACATATGGGCAGTAGAAGAATCCAGCATCGTATGGTGAAGCACCCTTGTAACCGACAGTTACGAAGTTGACTCCTGCCTTGGAGAATGGATCGATGAAGACCTTGTACTTGCCATTGAGAACACCAGCAAATACATTGCCAGTCTCATCAACTTGCATGTTTACATTGAGTGCTGGTGAGAGATTGAGGAATCCACCCATTGCGAGTGCAGATGCAACATCTGCGGAGCAAAGGACGAAGTTACCACGACCTCTACGAGTGTCACGAGCAATTACATTTGCTTCGCGCTCAATTTGGAACATAAGACCGCGGAAGCGTTCTGCTGACCAACGACCGTCAGAGTCAGCGAGAAGATCGTAAATACCGCCGTTTGCAGCATTGGCAAGATCTGATTGTTTTGCACCAGTCTTAGCAATGGTGTACATGCATCGGAGAATTTCGCGGTTGATTTCGTTCATGATTTCAACCGAGAGAATATTTGCAAGTTCTGACTCAGCATCAAGTCCGTGAACTGCCTTGAGGTCTTGAGCAAGTTCAGTGGTGTATTCTGCCTTGAGAGCGCGTGAGCGTGCTTGTACTGCGATTCTCTCAATGCTGAATGCCATCTCACGGAAGTAGTTAGAACCGTCTCCAAGTTTTTCTGCGGTGCTGGTAAGCATACCACGGAAATCAGCAAAGAGATCGGCACGAGTTCCTGCATATGATTCATTGATTGGTTCAGCACCAAGAGTATGACCAGAAAGAAGACCAGTTACACCAATTGCTACGGCAGAATTTACTGCTGCACCTGATGCACCTGAGAACTTAGGCCATGCTTCATCGAACAGTGCTTCTGGACCGTCGATGCCATTATACTTAGCGCGCATTGCAAAGATAAGACCTGTTGGTGCACTCATTGGTTGAACACCAGCGATATCGTATGCAACGATGTTTGGCATTGCACGACGAACGAGTGAGATTAGAATTGGGTCGTAACCAGCAAAGTTTCCTGCGCCACCAACTTGTCCTGCTCCAAAGTTACCACCCATGTTTACGGTTGGTGCTGCTTCGAAGAGGTTTTGTTGTAGTTTCTCTTCGCGCATTGCATTTATTTGGTTCTCAAGAAGAACTGCTGTTACGCGCTTCTTGTGGACATCGGTAATCTCGGGCATCTCATTCATGTCTAGAACTGGTGACCATTTTTCTACTAATGTGTCGTAAGGTGTATTTCCATTAAAATCCATTTTTCTCTCCTTAAAGTCTTTATTTATTTAGTAAAGTTAATATTTTCAGATATATTGATCTGATACGATGTTTGGGTTGATCATGTTGAGTAACTTGCCAGCGTTAGTATTTTCCTTGATTTTTTGCTGGGGTTTGACAACATTTCTGTTAATTCTGGACATTGCTGATAGTAGAGCGTTCATGCTTGGATCTGTATTGATTGCTCTTGGATCAGTTGATTCCTCGAATAAATTTTGTTGTTGAGTTGTTGTAGCGGAAGTTGTTGATGGTCTATTGAAATAAGATTCCTTAAGTAGTTTAACTTTATCGGAATATTGCTCAACAGTATTAAATTCAATTCCTTCAGCAAGTGATGCAAGTTTTTCAACTTCAGTGTCAGTTAGATCCTTGGATAAATCCATGAATGATTCTGCGCAGAGTCTTGCTGTAATCTCATTTGAAAGTTCAATGTTCTTTTTAATTTGTTCATTGAGTTGATTTTGAAGTTCTTCGTTTGATTCTGCCATTTCGTCGAGAACATCATACTTCTCATCAGGAACATCGATAAATGTTTCTTCAAGAAGTTCCTTAAGACCTAGCATGAAGTGTTCTGCAATTTCAGTGCGAAGACCTCTCTCTACTGCAACTTTATTCTCGTCCATCCACTCAGTGATGACATAATTTAGATAATTATCCAATTGTTCTGTGAGTGTTTCGGTGTTTGCTTCGACTTGCTCAAGAATAACTTCTTGTGCTGCTTCCAGAATTGCATTTTCAATGAGTTTTACTTTTTCATTGATTGCTGCTTCGAAGATAACAGAAGCTTTAGTCATGAATTGTTCACTAAGATTCTCTCCATCAAAAAGAGTTGCCAAGTAATCAATTTGATCATCTGAAGTCTCATTATTTTCTTCTGAATCAACTTCAATATCCTCATTTGATTTTGCATTTTTCATTACTTGTCCTGGTCCCCCTGGAAGTTGGACATATGCACCACCACCTGGTCTGCGTGTTTGCATATTTTTAATTGCTTGATCTGGTGTGGCAATTGCTTGATTAATTACAGCACCTCGTCCGCTTCCATCATCATATAGTCTTGTGTCTGAATACATTTGTTCGTTTGCCATAAATTCTCCAATTTTGTCTAATATCTATTTAGTATAAATTAAATTTACACAATTTAACCAATATTGCTTCTAATTGTGTCAGTTGCTTTATTTCTTAACACTTTCTTTGCTGCTCTTTTCACTCTTTCCCATTTGCTAATTCCAACATCAAATGGTGATGGAAGTGCTGCGCGAGAAAACTCAAGATCTTGTGATTGTTTTTCTCGGTCTTGTTTCATATCATCAAAATGCTGAGACAGTCTTTGAGCAGCCCCTTGACCACTTTGTTGTAGTCGTCCAATCATTGCTGCTTTTGGTTCAATGATACTGGATGTTACTTTCTTTCTGAATTCTGCTGCGTCAGGATTTGCAGCATCCATTTTTTCAAGATCGGTAAAATCCACAACATCCCCAATGGTTAAATCTCTTTTACCACCAAGATTGTGTGTCATGCCTAGTGGATCTGTGTATGGGTTGCTTCTACTCTGAATAACATCAAATAATGAAGATCCTGCAGCTGCACCAGAAGCAAGAGCGTTTCCATGAATATCTACATTTTTTGGTTCATATTTTGTCATTATATTTTTATGATGCTGTTCCACTGTACCAAGAGATGGATTTGCTGGATCAAACAATTCAGTTGAAATGTTTCCACCTGCTGATATAACAGCATTTTTTCTTTGAATTACAGGACTAATTATTTTTGCTAAATTTGCTCTTGTTGCTTCTGCTGTGTCAAATTTTTTCTTTAAATCTTCTCTGTCTGGTGCTATTTGTTGTAACATGTTGTGTTGTAGAAGAGAATTTCTATATGCATCATACTTTACACCTGGACCATATCTTTCAGCAACTTTACGATGCCATTTTTCAGTATCTTGAAGTGCTTGAGTTGTGACAACTTTATCTAAAGTTTTTGATCCAATATCAGTCAATTTAGATAAATGCTGACCAATTCTAAATCTTGCTCCAGTACCTTTTTTTGCACCAGAATATAGTCCATATGCAGCAAGTGCTGCACCTCCTAGACCAATGCCCATGGTAATAGGATCTACAAATTCATTTACCAATACTTTTTTTGTTTGATCTCGTGTAGTCATTAAAGTCTCCTGAGAAAATCAGAGAATAATCTAATTGCATTTTCTTCTAATTTTCTTTTTGGTGTTCTTTTTAATTGTTTTTCGTAATTAGAAATTTCTTTTTCGACCAAAAGACCATTGTTCCATATCCATTCTTTGCCTTCAAGAATTCCATTAACAAATGCATTTGGAGCAGATGGATCTGCAACTATATCGATTGCTGCGAGAGTGAAGTCATTTTGGACAACATTGACTCCATTTTGCATTTTTAATGATCCCATTCCTCTTGAAGAAACACCAAGTTGTGCTCCCTCATCAATGAGACTCTTTACAATTTTGCCCATTGGAGTGTCTATAATCTTTGCCTTACCCATGATTTGACGACCGTCTTCCATTAGATTGACGATCATGTGTGATACTCGGTCAAGATTTACAGTTGGTCCTGCTGGATGATTAAGTTCACCAAGTGCTCTATTTTTTTGAACATATTCAGAAATATATCTCTTACATTCCTTTTTTAGAACATCTTCGTTATATAATCTTTTGTTTCTATTAACGACACCAGCCTCCATCATGACACCTTTGATGAAGTAGTTTTTTGATCCTGCTTCATTGGACTCAACGATGGTCTGAATGTCTTCGATGGTTTCGGTGATTAACTTCATTTTTATTTCCTTTTGCTTCTGAGTTTCTTGAAATCTGCTCCAGTGATTTTGCCCTTTGGTTCAGCAACATCAATTCTTTCTTGATTTCCTGGTAGATCTGTCTCATTTAGAAGTTCAATGTAGTCTTTGCCGAGTTGAATTATTTCATCTTCGGTAAGTTCTTCACCAGTTTCTTCTTCGATCTCTTGAACGATCTCGTGAATTTGATCTACAAATGCTTCAAATTCATTAGAAGGATTATTATCTTCATCTTCAATTACATCTTCACTTTCGAAAGATTCCTTTTTCATAGTTTTCTTAGATTTTTGATCCTCATCATCTACTGGTTTCTTTTTTGGGGGAGCAGATTTTGGACCTTCTTTTTCTTTCATTTCCTTTTCTGGTTTATCTGATTTTTCAGAAATCATGCTAGGAGCAATTTGTTCAATTTGTTCTTCCAACATGAATCCTAACCGAGACAGTAGTTCACTCTTAATCATTGATTTTGCGTCAACCAGATTGTCTTCTTGAATGTTGCTAATAATATTTTTAATTTTTGACATTTTTATCTCCTAACGGTATTTATATTATTATTGTTGTGGTTCAAGTCCGAGTTGCTGCATTTGTATCTGCTGCTGCATTTGTTGTGCTCGTTCTTGTTCCATTTCCTTATCCATTTGTGCAATTTCTTCGTCAGTTTGCTTCATTATGTGTTTTCGTATGTATTTGTTTGAGAATAGAGTTCCACTAAAATTACCCAATACGGTCAGCATCTCTATTTTTTCTCTTAATATTTCATTTTCTTTGAGCTCAGTAAAATATGAATCTGAAGAAAAATCAAATCGAATATCATAGAAAATTCGATTCCAATCATCCATTGTCATGATTCCTTTAAGAATACATTGCTTCTTAAGAATATCCATGAATAAGAATGTGAATTTTCCTCTGAGTCTTTCAATAAATTTATAGAACTTTAATTCGTCTCTGGTGATTTCGCTGCTTCTGCCAAGATTAAATCCAGTTTGAACTTCCATTCGTGTAAGAGGAACATTCAATGATCTGTATAACTTACGAAGCAAATACTCGACATCTTCCATTTCACCTAAATTTTGACCTCCAGGTAGAGTGGAAATTTCAGTTCCTCTTCCACCTTCTCGTCTGGGTATCCAGAAATCTTCTAACATAGACATGTGATTGCGAGTATCTTTAATTTCACCTGTCCCAGAATCATATACCAGTTTATTACGATAACGATTCATCAAATCTTTAAGATATTGTTCTGCTTTGTTCTTTGGAAGATTTCCAACATCAACATAAAATATTCTTCGTTCTGGTGCTCTGGATATTCTGTAAATTACCACAGCATCTTCAATTTGACGAAGCATATTCAACGGACTAATTGCCTTGTGTAGATATCCAACTACTTTCTTAGTGGTTTGATCCATGTAACCAGAGTTGCAATATGCAATCGAATCTACACTTATCTTGACTCCAGAAGCAGTTGTTGTCAGAGTAGCACTTGTGTCCAATTCTGTATAAACAAAATGCTCTTCAACTTTTTTGATCATTGGAACTTGAGTATTTCCAACCCTCTTGAGTTCTTTTTCTACTTTTCTTACTTTTCTTATTTTTGTTGGATCGATTGCTCGTAATTCAACAATTCCCTTTTCTGGCATAGATGTATCGATAATCAGTTGATAATATAATTTACTTTCAATATACCATCTTCGGAATATTTCATAACCTTTATTTTTAAAATCCAACATTTTTATAATGTTTATGAATTCAGAATGCATTCTTGATTTGATATTATCAGAAAGCATAACAGAGTCGAGGTTTAATTTTACCGCGACTCCATCTGTATCGAAAACAATTGCTTGTGTTATGATGTCTTCAATTGCCATGTCTACTTCTGGGTAGAGTGACATTGATCTGTATTGATTGATTAAGGCGTTTTCGTCCATGAACGAACCACCAAAATCATAAACCGAACTCATGAATCCACCTGTCTCTAGGACAGATGTTCCATCGGCATTTTCAGGAGCAACAAACGACAAAAGAGAAGGAGAGCCTCCTGAGAGGCCCTCCCCCACTGGTATTTCGTCTGGTTTCTTGCTAAATGCAAAACCAAAGATATTATCAATTAATCCCATATAAAAGTCACTTTCTTAAAAATCTAATTTATGCGTGTGTGTCGTTCATCCTGCTCGTTCCGAATATGGAAGTGGAAGCCCACTACCAGTTGCAAGATCACCGAGTGGTTCCCAGTAGTCGTATGCTAGGGTAATTGGGAACACTGAGAAACTGTCAGCAATATCATAATCCATAGAAACAGTTCCAACATTTACAGGAAAGCAGTTCTTCAATTTAATTCCGCGTGAGAATGTGGTTGAAGATTCTTTTTTACCTGGAACCATGTCGTTGTACCAAACTTGCCAGTCTGTTGCAACATCATAATTGATCTTATGTTCGTTGCGTTGATCCATGAGTTCCATCCATGCTTCGAAGAGTTTTCTCAGATCGTTTACACTGTCATTGGATTCATATACTTGAATTGCCCAATCAACATATGTTCTTTCACCTGAGAATTTAATTGCACGACCCATCCAAGGCACGGTAATTACACCGATGCTTGCCTCTGGAATGTCTGCTGCTTTCACATACACTTGTGTGAATTTCTCGTCTGGTCCTTTTAGTGGACTTGGCCATGCTGGAACAACCATGAATCTATTTTGACGGACGCCTAGAAAGCGTGTTCTGAAGTCATCAATTGTATTGTCGTATGAGTATGACATTTATACCTCTCTTTAATTTATTTTATCTCTATCTTAGGATATTTATTATTTTTGATTCTGTGCCAATTAACCCAGTGTTAACACTCGACTGGGTATTGCTCCCTCACGATATATCAGTCTCAAGATCAACATTAGTCAGTGTAATTGTGATGAAGTTGATCGATGTCAGTGGTTTGATTAAAACCTCGGCAAAGAATTGATTTTGTTCAACAACTGTTGGTGGATTATTGGATTCGTCGCAAATGACCTTGTATTGTGAAATACCTTCAAGTGATTGTACTCTTTGTAGAATTTTTTCACAAGTAGCAACAAATCTTGCTCTGGTAGAAGCATTGTTTTGCTCGAAGAGTGTATCTCTTGCAACTGCACCAAGAGTTTTCTTGAGATTGATGAAGAGACGACCAACATTAATTCTCGAAAGAGTTGAAGTCGATGCTTTAGTGGTTTTATCACCAAAGAGGAAGGTTCCTTCTCCTGGGAAAGTCACGATTGGATTAATTCCCTGATCATAAAGTGCATCTTGTTCTGCTGCTTTCAGATTTCTTGTAAGTTTAGTAACATTAAGAATTCTACCTCTTCTTGTTCCTGCTGGTGAGAACCATGGATAGAATTCTCTATCTGTTCTACCAATGCAACCAGCAACATCTGGGGTTAGAATTGTGTTGATAAGTGTATCGCTAGAATTATTTGGTCCAAGATGAGTCTTCTCACCGAACACTATTGCATAGTGGAAATCATCAAAGGTGATTCCTGGAACTGATGTGAATGTTGAAGATGAAGTAATTGCGTCTGTTCCAAAGTGAATTGATGGAACATGGAGAATACCGAATACAGGAAGATCTTGTGCTTTCTTTGCTTCAACTACCTTAACAACATTTGCTTGTCCAACATCTGAAGAAATTCCTTGGAATATTACATCGAACAGGGTGAAATCTGCAATTGCTTCGAATCCAGAAACACCTTGTTGTATTGCAGTTCCACCAAATCCGACATAAAGTGGAGAACCATATTGGAGGTAGTTATTCATTGCCCAGAATTCTTGTTTGAATGCTGTTCTACCACCATTTAAAATCACACCATAATTTGGAATTGATGCACCATTAAATGCAGTTCCTGTATATTCTCCAGAAATATAACTTGATGCACTGGATCCTACAGAATAAAATGTTTGCCCTGCAATATAAGTTGCGCCACCAGAAAATTTAACAATCATGTCGGAAAGACGAGCATAAAGATCATTCACATTTGGAATGAACATTACACCATTTGCGGTTTCTCCTGCTCTTGAGAGTGCGATGCTTTGATCTCCAACGGAGTATATTGCACCGATCATATTTAAACTTACTGGTTCTGCGCCTGGACCTACTAGTGATTGGTCATTGAGTTTGAATGTAACATTTGGTCTTGCCATTATTTCTCTCCTTTAAATGATTACCTTAAGATATATAGTAAATTAATATTTTTCACGCAACCATTTAAAGGAATCCACGATCATCATATAACTTTCTCAAAGTATTTATCTTGTGCCAATTTTTCATATCTTTTCTGTCTGTGATTAACCATTTATCTGAACTATCTCCTGTCCATTCTGCTTCTTCTTCCATTACAGGTTGTTCACTCATTCCATCATCATAATATCCAAACGGAAGCATATCGTCCTCTATTTTTTCTATTTCATTTTGATACATTGCCAGACGAACATCCATATCAGTCAAATTTTTAAAAAATTCTTGACGAGTGCACCAGGAAAATATACTCAAACATGTCACTAAATCGTCGTTATGTCCGTCATCTGCTTCGTAACTGTTCTTTTTTGCTACGAATGTGGTCAATTCATTAATGATGTCAAAATCTTCAATAATTAACTTATCTTCCTCAATCAGATTCTTCATCACCGCGCATCCGACTTTTTTGGTTGCAACTGAAGTTCGAAGACCTAGATGATTTTGTTTTGCGCTTCCAAATCCTTCTGTAATTGTCTGACCTTTTCTACCCATGAAACTGGTTTTGACAATATTTTCATATTCCAGATCAGTGTGAAGAATGTCTGCTACCTGTGAACCTATATCATTGATTTCGATCATCACAAATGCATTATTATATTTTTTACCCACAGTCTTTATGATTGATGGATATAATAAAGGAGACACAGTATTATTTCTGTACTGTGCCACTACCTTATATGGAAATTGCGTGACATCCACAACCACAAATGCACTGTAGTCCTTGCCTTGTCCTCTTGCTGTATCCACGGTCATAAAATAAATATGATCTTGTGTTTTTTTCTCTTCATTCTCACGGATGGGTTCTTCATGAATTACCAGACCCTCTTTTGTTCTCATAAGAGGTTTATTAAAAGTCATGGTATGTAACTTTTGCGAAGATATTAATGTATTTGATGAACCAACGAAATCACACTCAAACTCACTCTGAAATTGTTTTTCAGAAGTTTTGGATATCATCTCCTGTTTCCATTTGTCGTCTCGTAATGGACCACCAGGATATTTTGGAACTTGACTCCAATGTACTTCTACAGGAACATATCCATTTTGCTTATTGATTGCTCCTTTCCAATAGTAATAAAACATATTCAATCCATTGGGAGTGGAAATAATAAACATCTTAGTCGATTGACCAGATGTAATTGTTGGATATACTGAGGAAAAGAATTCTTCTGCAATTTGAATAGGAATGTGTGCGAACTCGTCAAGTAGAATGATGTTGAAAGAACCACCACGAATTGCAGAAGACGATGTTGCCGCAGCAAGAATTCTTGATCCGTTTTCCAGAACAATCGATCCTTTGTTCCACTCGACCACACCTTGCTGCAACCATTTAGGTAAATATTCGAACGCCATTTTAATTCTACTTAAAATTTCAATGGCAGTTGCTTGTTTGTTTGCAAGTATTGCTATGTTGACATTCTGATTGAATAGTAAATAATGTAGGAGATAGCTACCCACAGTAGTAGTTTTGCCCGTCTGTCTCGGTAATTTGCCGATGACGAACCTGTTATCATGTAAAGTGCTGATGAGATTTTGCTGATAATCGTACATATCAAAAGGAACAAGACCCTTATCAACGGATACAATTTTGACATAGTTTTTGATAAAATGTATTGGATCATTGGAGCACTTTATGTATTCTTGTACTTGTTCTGGTGAAAACTGTTGCTGTACACCTACAGGTTTTAGATTTGGATTACCTAGATAACCATCTTTAGTCTTCGTCATTCTTTATCTCTTCATGATTTAATGTCTTTAATTGACTTCGCGACTGATTAATTATATTTTGCAAATCTTTTGTTGAACCAACAAATATTGAATTGTTTGT